ATACTGCCAATGCTGCACCAACAGCAGTAATGCCTGCGGCAGCTGATAATAGTTTTGTGCCATCTATCGATGCTAATGTTTGGACAAACTGTGTAATTGCTGGTAGACCTGCTGCCACAACTTGGATAGCAGCACCAAAGCCAGCTAGTGCGGCACTCATTACTGTAAGAGATACAGCACCTAGAGCAATACCTGGAAGTAGTGGTCCAAGAAGTAATAATGCACCAGCAAGACCAGCAATGCCAACAGCGGCAACTGCTAATGCCTTCCAATCTACTTCTGCAAATTGTTGGAATGCCTTACCAGCTAAGAATAATGCACCTGACATAATAGTAAGAGCGGCAGCACCCTTGATCATACTCATTGTGCCCTTATCAAGCAGTTTCATTACAACTATTAGGCCTGTAATACCAACTAGACCTTTAGCTACTGCTTCCCACTTAACATCACCAAACTCTTTAAATGCTTTGGCTGCTATAAACAATGCGCCAGATACGACTACGAGCGCAGCAGCACCCTTTAGGACAGCTCCCTTACCAAAGCTTTCAATACCCTTGGCAATGTTTTGTAATAAATTTTTAATACCTTGGGATACTTTTGTTATAAAGTCTTTTATCCCACCAGCAAGTTTTCCTAGGACCTTAGCAATGGTGTCGGCAATACCAACAAACAAGTCCTTAATTGACTTGCCAACTTTCTGAGCACCCTTTAGGAAGTTATCTAATCCAGATGGAGCTGGCTTACCAGGCTTACCTGGTTTCATATCTGGTGTTCCAGGAGCACCAGGAGGAGCGCCAGGCGCTTTACCGGGAGCACCAGGGACTTGAGGAGGAGCTCCTGGAGGTGCAGCTGGTTTACTGAACAGCTTCTTGAATCCAGATACAACTAACTCATTTACTTTCTTTCTGAAGCCTGATAGTGCAAGATAGAGAGCAGCAAAGATTGTGATTACCTTACCTATAGTGGATTCAAATCCACCAAGCGCTTTGGATAGGCCAACAACAAAACCAAAGACAAGGGGTATTAATATCTTTTCAAATATCTCACCCAATCTTTCTAGGAATGTTTTTTTCTTTTCTTCTTTTTTAGGCTCGCCAACTTTTTGCTTTTGTTTTTCTCTTTCTGCCTCTATCTGCGCACCTTCATCAACTTTAGGCTTTGAAGCCTCTATAGCATCTCTAACTTCTTTCATTGAAGTTACTTGAGCTTCGAGTTTACCAGCAATGTTGTAGATGTTATCAGCTATTTGAACAACAAATGGAAACATCTTATCCACTGTAGAATCAGTGGTCATCTTTTCAATAGTAGGAACAAGTTTATCAGACAATATCGCCCCAAGACCATCCATCTTCTGGATAATCATTTGCTGGTTCTTTTCTATCTGTGTGTTATCTAATTTTGGTAGGGCCATTATACGTCTTTGTAACCTTCTTTCCTTAATCGTTCTTTTTCTTTCTCCAAATAATCAATTAACATGGCAACATAAATGTCACGTTCAAATGGCAAAAGGTCCTCCACATCACTAATAGAATATTTATGATGTTGGCATAATGCAAATACTGTTTGGTAGTAATTGGCTAGGTTATTATACCCAGCCAATACTAGAAAAAATTCTCGAGGCCCTCTATTTTGAGATCCTTAACAACCTTTTCTTTTGTAACATACTTTGCATTATAAACAAGCTTAGGCATTGCTTCAAAAAACTTCTGAATCTCTTCTACCTGGTTCTTGTTTAGAGATAAAATGAAATCATCAAGTTCTTGTTTAGTGTAATTAGCAGTATCGTGTACTTCTTCACCTTCATATATCTGGTCTACACAACCTCTTAGGATAGCTAGAGTAGTATCTACTTCTGAACCATCTTCTACTTTGGTTAAGGTCTTAAATGTAGGATACTTTAGAATTACACCAATTGCATCAGTGAGCTTGACATTGTTTGAAACACCATCCTTCTTTTCAACAACAATTTTGTCAAGGTTAATTTCAACTTCATACATCTCACCATCATCTACATCTTTAACTTGGATCTTAGAAATGTTTGAAACAGACTTAGCTCTTAGGCATACAAAGAAGTATTCAAGATCAATAGCAGCCATTGCATCCACATCTACTTGGTCAATTGCGCAGTTATTGATTAGCTGCTTATAAACATTAATAATATCTTTTCTTTCAGCAGACTCTTGAGCCATTAGGAGAAGCTTTTCTTCTCTTACCGTGAATGGCCTATAATGTACTACCTTATTATTTGACGGTAATGTTAGTTGAAAGATTGGCTGGCTAATTTTTGGTAATGGCATAATGCACCTCAATTGTTAAATTATAAACCTGGGATTTTACCCTTCACTGCACCTTTAAGGTCCTGTATCAGACCCTTCTTTAGCGAAGTGTTTAATTGTTTTAGAGAACCCAATGTACCCTTTATTTCGTTAGCAGTATTTAGAATGTTGATACCAGCCTGAACAAATTCATTACTCATTGTTGCCTTTCTGACATCATTGACCTTAGAGACAGACTCGGTACGAACCTTCATTGCACCATCTCTCAGGCTTCTTGCAAAGTCGTTAACAGCTTGAAGTCTTGGGTTTGTAAATGCCTTACCCGACTGTCTTGATGATGTCTGTGGTGGCTGTTGGGAGAGTGTTGGTGGTACTGGTACTGGTCTTGCAGGGGCCCCGCCAACATCTGGAGGAACTGGAACTTGTGGAATATTGATACTTCTTTTGCCTGGTAAGTTGACAACTGTTCTCTCAAATGATCTATATGAGAACGTCACATTGAATTGTAGTATTTCATTACCGGCTTGCCAACTTAAACTTGGCTCAGAAATATTAATTGGATAGGCATCAAACAATGTATATATTGCTAGTGCGGCATCCTGGGGTGAACTTGGGTCACCACCTGGTTTATCATTAAATAACATGATATCAATTTTTGTTGAGTACCAGCTTCTATAGGCAACCTGATTACTGAATGCTCCTGATCTTACTTCCTGCTGATCATGGCTTAGGTTAACAACGTTTCTTAGCCATTCGTAAAAGTAATTGATTGAGATACCATCAGCATCGACATAAAAAGTCATTGTGATGTCTGTTGTTGCAATATCATATGGCATCTTGACAATTGGACCAGCACCATAAATTCTGGCTTCTTGGGTAAGAATTTGCATGCCAGGAAGTGACGTGGCTGATGTTAGGTAGGCTAAGTTGTAATCATACTCTGTATTAAGAGCCCAGATTGGGGGTAGAATATAAACTAAGAAGTTTGATGGCTTAACAAAACCACCACTAGTTTCTGATTTAAATTTTTCTATGTTGAATGCCATTAAAACATCTCTTTTGAATCTTGCCAGACATCTCTCTTGTTAGCACCCCTAAACTGCTCTGATGGAACAAATAATGCTAGGTTCCATTCTTTAGGGTCAATATAAAGTAGCTGCGATGATAAATGTGGTGTCAAATAATGTTTCACACAAGGCCTAAACCATCTATATTTAGATGCTGCACTTAGGATGTCATAATTAATTTTCAATCTTGTTGTCTCATCAAACTTAGTATCACTAATTGTATCATATAGCGAATCCATCAAAAGTGCTCTATATCTTGGAGCAAGGTAATGGATATTCAATCCGTAGAATCCACCAGCAACTCTCCTTATTGGAAACACTAATGGAAATCTATCATAATATGGTAGTTCGTATCTATATTTAGGGTTATATAAAAACATGTATAGTCTACCAATCAATGGTACTCTTCTATACCTATTTTGATCCCTAATGAACTCTCTTGGCAGTACATCTCTAGGGGAAATCTCTGTATACTTCTGTTTAAGCCAGGCCATCGACTCTGCTGAGTTATCTAACTTTATACCATCGTTTTCAGCTTCCATGAGAAGCTTTTGAAACCCGGTTACATTAGTAGTTATAGCCATTAATCTCTCGTTCAGTTAGTATCTGAAACTTCCATTTCCTCTCATCGCAAAATTCTTGACAGGCCTTCCATTTAGCATTGTTGATGCCCCAGTTCTTAACATCATGGATGTATCTTGGTGTTATTCTACTTTTCTTCTCTGGCGGCCTTGTCTGAGAGGATGGTTTAATTTCTATAACAATCCTATCAACATTGCCATTTTTATCTCGTCTTTTTACACTAAAGTCAGGAAAGTATCTGTGGTACCTACCGTCAATTGGTGATAGATATGGCACAAAGAACTCTTCACTTGACCACTCTAAAACATCAGGATGCTTATCCAAATATGCCATTAGCTTTAGTTCAAGACCTGATCTATAAATTATATTTGTTGGATCGCCTCGATACTTAGATGGGTTTGATGGTTTAAATCTGCCTTTATAAGATGCCATAAATACATTTACAAGTATTAATCCTAATATAGGTATTTATATGGCTAACCCAGGCCCTTCAAAATCAAACAATCCCAACATTGTTTTGGGAGCAGATAGGGCTGGAAGAGGCTCTGGATCACGTGGCAGAGGCAGCGATGCCCTCTTACATTTCCCAGCTGCTCCAGAGAAGCTAGGAATGGGAATGTTGTTTGCTTTTAAGAAATTCAATTACGGTGGACCTGGCGGAAAGTCTACAATTGCAACAGATGTTACCCAAGCCCATATTGCCTTACCGTTGCCAGAAAACTTAGTTGATAGTATTGGCATCAACTATGAAACTACTGATTTAGGATTGGCTGCAGTGGGGTTTCAAGCTGGTGCAAAAACAGGTGAAGCTTTGAAGACCTTTATTAGTAGCCAAGAATCGGCTGCCGAAGGTAAAGACAGTGGTAGTGCAACGGCAGGGGGCACAGCTGAATATGTTATTAGATCTCTTGCACAAGTATCAGGTGCAGTTGGTGGACTACTAAACTTATCATCGGGTAATGTTCCTAATCCATTCCAGACTGCTATCTTTAAAAATGTTGAGATTAGACAACACAATTTTACATTTAGGCTTACACCAGAAACACCTGAAGACTCAGTAATGATTGCAAAAATTATAAGTGAGTTGAAATTTCACGCTCTACCTGGTGGTTCGGCAAGTAGTACATTCCTCAGTATGCCAGATGAAGTGGATGTGCTGTTCTTTGGTACAAACGCGTTATATGGCTTTGCAAGATGTGTAATCAAAAGAATTCAAGTTAACTATGCACCCCAGAATGTACCATCATTCTTTAAGAATACAGCGGAAAGTAAATTGGTTGGTGCACCGCAGGCTGTTGAACTACAGATTGAATTGAGTGAAATTGAGCAGTTGACAAGATCATCGTATCAAGCTGAATATAATAATATGGATAATTTAAGTGGTCCACAGTCACCAGAAGGTGCAGAGTCGTTACCAAATGCCGAGCAACCTGGTAATAAACTAAGATCTGGTGTAGATAACCCAACTCAGAGATACTTAAATGGTGGGGGTGCCTAATGGCAGTAAACTATTTTAAAAATTTTCCTGTTGTTCAGTACAACGAGCATGCTTTAAGGAACATAATTCTTAAAGCCAAAATCAGTAAGAACCTAATT